TCTAAACCTATTCAAATTGAAACTAAACCTAAAAGGATTAAGAAATGATAAGACCCTTTGCAGATAAGATATTAGTAAAACCAATTGAGCGTGAAGCCAAGTCAACTATTCCTGGCTTTATATACGATGAAGAATACAATACAGGCGTAGTTGTAGCAGTTGGCCCTGGCAAAAAGATCAAAGAAGGCAAGTATGAACCTGTTCATGTTAAAATAGGTGATCGAATCAGATTTGGAACTATGGGTAAAGACGAATATCTTAAATTTCAACCTGTCATGGATAACGGTGAGAAGTTTCTTATTATGTCATGGCAAGACGTAGCATTTATTGAGGAGCAAGAAGATGGCAGTTAAACCAGGTTTATATGCAAACATCCATGCAAAACAAGAAAGAATCAAGCATGGCAGCAAAGAACACATGAGAAAGCCAGGCACTAAAGGCGCACCAACAGCTGAAGCATTTAAACAATCAGCAAAGACAGTAAAAAAGGGAGTAAAATAATGCCGTTAAAGAAATCTACAAGCCCTAAAGCATTTACATCAAACATTAAGGCAGAGATCAAAGCTGGTAAACCACAAAAGCAAGCAGTAGCAATTGCTTATGCGGTAAAACGTGAAGCATCAAAGAAGAAATCTAAATAACTAACAAAGGATACTATCATGGCCATTAAGTTGGAACTTGAAATCAAAGAAGCAGAATTAGTAGTAGCAGGTCTATATAAACTACCAATGGAAGTAGCAGAGCAAATCGTAGTAAAGATTAAAACTCAAGCTATCCCACAAATAGCAGAGCAACAAGAAGCTGACAAAGTTAAAGCTGAACCTGCACCTGAAGAACCAACAGTCTAATGCAAATAGAACAGAGGTTGCTATCGGAGCTAATTCCGTATATCAACAACTCTAGGAAGCATTCAGACGATCAAGTTACGCAAATAGCGGCTTCGATTAAAGAGTTTGGATGGACTAATCCTATATTAGTTGATGGTGATAATGGAATTATTGCAGGCCATGGTCGCATTATGGCGGCTAAAAAACTAAACATGACTGAAGTTCCTGTCATTGAGTTAGCACATTTATCTAAAGAACAACGCAAAGCATTAATCATTGCGGACAATAAACTAGCACTAAACTCCGATTGGGATTCAAACCTACTAGCTATTGAGCTAAAAGACCTACAAGACTTGGGCTTTGACCTAAATCTTACAGGGTTTGCCGATAAAGAATTAGCGGATATATTAAAGCCTGATCAAGTTGAAGGTTTAACCGATGAGGATGTCGTTCCTGATACGCCAATTGAACCAAAAACAAAGCCAGGTGACATATATCAATTAGGTAACCATAAACTTATGTGTGGCGATTCTACAAGTATAGATCAAGTTGAAAAATTAATGGATGGCAATAAAGCTTCGTTAGTTATAACAGACCCTCCCTGGAACGTTGCTTACGGAACAAATCTTGCAAATAATGCTCAAGGGTATAAAGCACGTGAGATTATGAATGATAATTTTGCAACCGATAAAGAATGGCAAGACTTTTTAAGCGGAACTATGGGTTGTATAAATATTGTTACTCTTCCAGGGTGTCCAATATATTGTGTGATGGGTGCTTCAGAATGGCCTGCTGTAGACAAAGCTTTAAGAGACGCTGATTTTCATTGGTCATCTACAATTATATGGGCTAAAGACACTTTAGTTTTATCAAGAAAAGATTATCATACTCAATATGAACCTATATGGTATGGATGGAAGTCTGATGGCCCAAGAATATGGACTGTTCAGGATAGAAAACAATCAGATTTATGGCAATGTAAAAGGCCCAAACGATCCGATTTACATCCTACAACAAAACCCGTTGAGTTACTTGAAAGAGCTTTATTAAACTCCAGCAATCATGGAGTAATTGTATTTGAACCTTTTTGTGGTAGTGGAAGCACTTTAATTGCTTGCGAAAAAACAGGAAGAAGATGTAATGCAATGGAACTAGACCCTAAATATTGTGACGTAATAGTTAAACGCTGGGAAGATTTCACAGGAAAGAAAGCCGAGTTAATACAGAATGACGTATAAAAGATGGTTTATTGTATTTAGCCACGATCAATCACCATTAGATGAGTGTATATTTACACATAAGGCCAAAGCACAGGATAAATTGGATACTTTAAGCAATAAGAATAAGCTAAATGTGGTGCAATTAGAGTTTACTTTAACTAAACTTGTAAGCGCTTGATTACATACACATTATAGAAAACACTTTGGGTTAATAAAAAAGATGCTAGAACACACACCAACAGAGAAGACTAAAGAGCAAGTATTAAGTGCTTCAGGGCTAGGATTGCCTCAATTACAAATAGCTGCATTACTTGGCATATCTGATGTGACGCTACGCAAACACTATGAAAAAGAGCTAGCGGTGGGCAAAGCAACTGCATCGGCTCAAGTGGCTAAATCTTTATACAACAAAGCTGTATCAGGTGACACTACTGCTGCAATATGGTGGACAAAGGCTCAAATGGGCTGGGGTGAAACCAATACCACTAAATTTGGTAATATTGACGGCACGCCACTTGAAGGCATACAAGTCACCTTTGTAAAGTCAGATGGATCAACAACAACTTAAAGATGCAATAGCCAGGGTTCAGTTTCCACAAAAACTAGAATGCTTATTTGAACCTAAACAATCACGCTATCGAATATTGTTTGGTGGCCGAGGCGGTGCAAAATCATGGGGTGTTGCAAGAGCTTTATTGATTAAAGGCGCTAAAGTGCCAACTCGTGTTTTGTGCGCTAGAGAGTTTATGACATCTATTAAAGACTCGGTGCATAAATTACTATCAGATCAAATCATTGATATGGGTTTAGATGGGTTCTATGAAGTAACTCAAAACACAATCAGAGGATTAAATGGCACAGAGTTTGCCTTTGTAGGTTTAAAAAACAATATTGCTAATGTTAAGTCGTTTGAAGGTATTGACATAGCTTGGGTAGAGGAAGCGCAAACCGTATCAAAGACTAGCTGGAATGTATTAATACCGACTATTCGTAAAGAACAATCAGAAATATGGATCACATTTAACCCTGAATTAGAAACAGATGAAACTTACCAAAGGTTTGTAGTTAATCCACCTGAACACTCTGTTGTTCAGCGTATTAATTGGAACGACAACCCTTGGTTTCCTGAAACGTTACGATTAGAAAAAGACGCCCTAAAGAATAGGGACTTGCAGGCTTACAATAATGTGTGGGAAGGCCTATGCCGAATCACCGTTGATGGCGCTATATTCGCTAATGAGATGAATATGGCGGATCTATCAGGTAGAATAACAAGAGTGCCTTACGATGCCACAAAACCTGTTCATGCGGTCTTTGACTTGGGTTGGGCAGATCACACAGCTATTTGGTTTGTGCAATTCATAGGCATGGAAACAAGGCTTATTAGATATTTGCAGGATACGCAAAAAACTATTAGTCATTACTTGGCTGAAATGCAAAAGTTTGGATATATATACGACACTTTGCACTTGCCACACGATGCCGAGAGTAAAAACATTGCGTCTAATGGCCGCTCTATTAATGACATAGTAAAAGCAGCAGGGTTTAAAACAAACATTTTACCTAGAGTTCCTGTAGTTGATTCTATAAATGCAGCAAGAACCATATTCAATAGTTGCTATTTTGATAGAGAAAATTGCGAGGATGGGTTACAATGTTTGCGTCACTACCGATATGAAGTTGATTCTGATACAGGTCAATTTAGTCGAAATCCACTCCATGATGTATATTCGCATGGCGCTGACGCATTTCGCTATATAGGTTTAATGATCCAAGACAAAAAAGAACGTAAAGCTCAAAAATTAACTTATAGTCCTGGCGCAAGCTGGATGGGATAAAACATGGCAGAAGATAGCATTCAACAAAGTGATAACGACCCACGCATAGCAGATGCGATTAAATTCTTACAGTTTGCCAACGAAGCAGACCAAAACAATAGATCAGAAGCTTTAGAAGATTTAAAGTTTGCAGCAGGTGACCAATGGCCTGTTGAAATTCAAAACAGCCGAGTATTAGAAGCTCGCCCATGTCTAACAGTAAACAAAGTTGACGCTTATTGCCGTCAGATCACTAATCAGATGCGCCAACAAAGACCACGCATTAAAGTGCATGGCATGAATAACGAATCAGACGCAAGAATGGCAGAAATACTACAAGGTATATGCCGCCACGTTGAAACACAATCAGACGCAGACCAAGCTTATGACAAAGCAGGTGACTTTGCAGTAAGAATGGGTTGGGGCTATTGGCGTGTTACTACAGATTATGTTCGTGACGATTCATTCGATCAAGAAATCTACATTAGAGCTATTGATAATCCTTTCACAGTTTACTTTGACCCTAATTCTGTTATGCCTGATGGATCAGACGCAGAAACAGTTTTAATTACTACAGTCGTATCAAAAGACAACTTCCGTAAAATGTATCCTAAAGCCGAAACAGAACAAGGCTTCACAATGCGTGGCACAGGTGACACTAATCCTGAATGGGTTATGAAGGAAGATATTAGAATTGCTGAATACTTTTACACAGAACGCAAATCTATTAAGGTTCATTTACTATCTGATGGTTCGAGTGTTAAGTCAACCGACTTACCTTCACAAGATATATTAGACGCAGCAGGCATTACCATTGTTGAATCTCGTGATTCGTTTGAGAAAAAGATTAAAGTATGCAAACTAACTGCTATGGAAGTATTAGAAGAAGGCGAATGGGCAGGTAAATATATCCCTATTGTTCCTGTGTTTGGTCAAGAAACTGTAGTCGAAAACAAAAAGAAGAAGTTTGGTATTGTTCGCATGGCTAAAGACCCACAAAGAATGTATAACTTTTGGCAAACTTCCCTTACCGAATCAGTTGCATTAGCACCTAAAGCTAAATGGCTATTGGCTGAAGGCCAAGATGAAGGCCACGAAAATGAATGGGCTATGGCTAACATTAAATCTATGCCTGTTTTGCGTTATAAGCAAAAAGACATTGATGGTCAACCAGCGCCTCCACCACAAAGATTACAACCTGAACCACCTCCAGCTGGCATTATGGCTGCGGCTCAATCTATGACTACTGACTTAATGCAAGTAGTAGGTATATTTGATCCAGCTCAACTACCACAAGGCAATGTTTCAGGTAAAGCATTACAAGGTCAGCAACAACAAGTTGATATGACTAACTTCCATTACTATGACAACTTAACTCGCTCTATTCGTCAAACAGGTCGTATCATTCTTGATTTAGTTCCAAAGATATATGATAGAGAAAGAGTATTAAGAATTATTGGTGACGATGGCAAACCTGAAATCTTAACTATTAACCAATATGGCCAAGACGAAGAAGGTATCACAAAGATTCTTAATGATGTAACCGTAGGTGAATATGATGTTGTTATGGATACAGGCCCAGGTTACAACTCTAAACGTCAAGAAGCAGTTGAGTCTATGATGGCTCTGTTTGCAGCTGATCCTAGTTTAATCCAACAAGCAGGTGACCTATTGGTAAGAAACATGGATTTTCCAGGCGCAGAAACGATTGCTGATAGATTAGCAGTAAATAACCCATTAGCTAAAGTTGACGATAAGTCTAAAGTGCCACCAAGAGTTCAAATGCAACTCCAACAACTCCAAGCACAAAACCAACAATCACAACAAGCTATTCAACAGCTTCAAATGGTTATCCAACAACGTCAAGACATCGAAGGAGTCAAACAAGATGCAGAAACTAAACGTAAACTTATGGATGTCACAGCTAAAGCTCACGATACTGAATTGCGTGAAGAAACTAGCAAGCGCAATACAGACATTAATAATGACACTAAAATCCAAATTGAAGAGCTTAAAGCGCAAGTAGCCCTTTTATTAGCAAAAATGAATGGCGTGCAAGCTAAAATGGCTAGTGCAGAAACAACTGAAAGAGCTATATAAGTAAGAATTGATTTGTAAGTGATTTTGTAGTATAAAGCAACAATCTACCAATGGAATCATTGGGTAAAAATCTTGGAGTTATCCATGTCAGAACAAGAACGAGTAGCAACAGTAGTAACTTCTGAAAATTCAGAAGCGTTTTATGCAAATAAGTTGGGTTTAGCTGAACAAGCACCGATTGAGGCTGAAGTAGAAACACCTAAACAGGAAGTTGATACAACAGAGCCAACGGAAGAAGCTGAAGTTCAGAGTGAATCAGAAACAACTGAAAAAGAAACAGAAACAAAAGCAACAGAAGAGAAGAAACAAAACCCCAAGCTTGAGAAAAGATTTTCAGAACTAACAAAGCAACGTGAAGAAGCTCGCAAAGAAGCGGCTAAAGAACGTGAAGCTCGTGAGTCTTTAGAAAGTCGTATTAAAGAGCTAGAAGGAAGAGCTGAACCGAAACCTGTAGAGGAAAACGTTAAGCCTTCGCCAAGTCAGTTTAATGATGCGTTTGAATACGCTGAAGCATTAGCTGAATGGTCGGCAGAAAATGCCCTTTTGAATAGAGATAAAGCCGAAGCTGAACGAAAAATTCAAGATGAACGATCAAAAATCATTAAATCTTGGAATGATCGATTAGTTAATGTTAAGGCGGATTTACCTGATTATGATGAAATGATTGCCTCTGCATCCGACATAACTGTCAACGATGCTATAAGAGATGCAATGTTAGAGTCTGAACAAGGCCCTAGAATACTTTATCATTTAGCAGAAAATCCTGAGCTAGCAGAAAAGCTAAATACTTTATCAACAGTGAGCGCCCTTCGAGAAATTGGAAAGTTGGAAGCAAAGTTTGAGGCTAGTGAAACACCTAAAGATGCCAAGACTGACGCTGAAACTAAACCTTCTATTGCACGCAGCAAAGCACCTGCACCAATTAGTCCTATAAAGACAAGTTCAGCAGTTGCCGATGTTGGAGTAGGTTCTGATGGTGAATTCCATGGCACTTACCAACAATGGCGTGAATCTCGTAAAGCAGGAAAAATTAGGTAGCAGGATATTAAACTCTTAAAATAAGGAAATATCATGGCTAATAATTTACTAACCATTAGCAAGATCACCAACGAAGCGTTGATGGTTTTGGAAAATGAATTAACATTTACTTCAGAAGTTGATCGTAACTACGATGACCAATTCGCTGTTGTAGGTGCAAAAATCGGTAACACTGTAAACGTAAGACGTCCTGGTCGTTTCATCGGAACAACAGGCCCAGCATTAAACGTTGAAGATTTCAATGAAACTTCAGTTCCTGTTACTTTATCAACACAATTTCACGTTGACACACAGTTTACAACTCAAGACCTAGCATTATCTTTAGATATGTTTAGCGACAGAGTTCTTAAACCAGCTGTTGCAGCGATTGCAAATAAGATTGATCGTGACGGTCTTACAACTGCTAAAAACAACACAGCAAACATTGTGGGTTCAGCAGGCGTAGCTCCTACAGGTTTAATCACTTACTTATCAGGCCAAGCATATCTTGATTCTGAAGGCGCTCCTAGAGATGGCCGTAGATCATGTATTGTTGAGCCATTTACATCAGCAACTATTGTTGATAGCTTAAAAGGTCTTTTCAGTCCACAAACTGCAATTGCAGCTCAATATACTAAAGGTTTAATGGGTCGTGATTCAGGCGGTATGAATTGGAAATTAGATCAAAACGTTGTTTCACAAACTTTTGGTTCTTATGCAACTGCTACATTAGCTTGTGCTACTACAACAGCTACAGGTTTCTTAACAAGCGGTTGGGCTTCAACTTCAACTATTGCTTTAACAGCTACTACAGCTACAGCAGGTTTGAAACAAGGTGACGTGATTACTATTGCAAACGTTTATGCAGTTAATCCACAAAATCGTCAATCTTACGGCAAACTTCGTAACTTTGTTGTTACTGCTGACGTTACTGTTGCTACTTCAGGCACAACTTCTGTAACTGTATCACCTGCTGTTATTTCAGGCGGTCAGTTCCAAAACGTGTCTATCTTATCAACTTCTGCAACTGCTGCTGTTACACCATTCAACAACACAGGCGTTGTTTCACCACAAAATATCATTATGCACAGAAATGCGTTTACATTAGCAGTAGCTGATCTTGAGCTACCTGACGGTGTTCACTTCGCTGGTCGTGCATCTGATAAAGAAATTGGTTTATCAATGCGTGTTGTTCGTCAATACACAATCAACAACGATAGTATTCCTACTCGTTTAGACGTATTGTATGGTTGGGCGCCACTCTACCCAGAGTTAGCTTGCCGCGTAGCAGCTTAATGTAACGGTGAAGGGGCGTAAAAACCCCTTCTATTAACTAAACAAAAAGGAAAATATTATGGCTACTTCAAATCCAGGCCCAGCAATAACTCAAGGTGGACACCCACAAGTATTAGGTTCTAATCAAGCATTAAGATTATTATCTTCTGCTGTTGGCGTGAACGCTAATGCAACAGGTGATACAGTTTTACCATTATTAGATTCAACATCTTATTCAGTTAAGTTTGTTGTGTTTACTAATGCTTCTACAAGTTTAACAACTGCGGCAGCAGGTTTATTCCCTGCTCCTTCAGCTGGCGGAACAGCTATTGTTGCTAACGCAGCTTTATCTGCTCTTACAAGCTCTACAGTTGTTTCTGAAAGAACAGTTGCTTCTAACATTGTGCAAACAACCCAAAATCTATATGTAAACGTTGGAACTGCACAAGGTGCAGCTGCAACATTTGATGTATATGTTTATGGTTATGATTTCACAGCACTATAAGCAATTAAAGCATTAAGAGAAGAAGCCATTAAATTTCTAATGGCTTTTTTTCCATATATAGTATAATTAACCAATCTAGCTTCTAGATTTCTTTGCAAAGGAAAAATCATGTCAAAAACAACTATTAGTCGTGGCAATGTATTAGCGCACACGATTGTTCAAGTCACATTACCAAGCACAACATTCGCAACAACATCAACTGAAGTTACTATTTCTGTTCCTGGCGTTAAGTCAACAGATAAAATTCAAGCTCAAGTTGATGCTGCAATGACTGTTGGTGTTGGTATAGGTAACGTTTACACAACAGCTGACAATGCAGTTATTGTTCGTTTGTTAAATTTAACAGGCGCATCAGTAACGCAAGCAGCCGCAACATTATTGTTAAGTGTTAAATCTTGTGAAGATAGCCCTATTCCTGCAACTGTTTTATAAGGAAAAATCATGGCTAATACCACAGTTTTTAAAGCAGCAGGTAAAACATCAGTTATTGCTGTTACAGCTACATCATCAACCTCGATTACTATTAGCCCTAATACTAACGACCAAGTTAATTTTGCTACATTTTTAAATGTTGGCACTAAAGCTTGTGCTGTTAATGTATCTAGTTTAGCTACTGCTCCAGCTGCGGTATTTCCAACAGCAGGCACTCCAGGTGATTTTGTATTGCCAGCAAGTATGACGTATCCTATTACTTTAGTAATTCCGCCAGCTCCATTTCAAATTACTGCAATTTGTGGCGGTAGCGATACAACTACGCTGTATGTAACCCCTGTTGGCGATCAATAATATTAAGGAAATAAAATGACTAGTCCTGCTCAATCAGCGGTTCAAAACTTATTGCCTGTTCAGGCATATTTTGACGCACAAGATAATTTTGTAACGTTTATTGGGCAGAACAAGCCATTTTACGCATCAGCAAATCCTGACCAATCAGGTGTAAATATCACAAACAGCACGATCAATAGCACGACTATTGGTGCTATTACACCGTCAACAGGTGTATTTACTAATATAGCCACTACAACAGGCACAATTTCAACAACACCTTCTGCGGCTACTGATATTGCTAATAAACAATATGTAGATTACGCATTATTAGGCATTTCATGGAAAGCTCCAGCAAAAGCCGCCACAACTGTAAACATTACGCTTTCAGGCCCACAAACAATTGATACCGTTTCAGTTGTTGCAGGCGATACAGTTTTAGTTAAAAACCAAACAAACGCAGCTGAAAATGGTATTTATACCGTTCAAACAGGTGCATGGACTTACGCTATTGGCTCTACAACTTGGTCACAATACATTGGTGCAGTTATCTATATAGTAGCTGGCGGTCAAGCGACTGCTGCATTTTATACAACAGCTCAACCAGGTGGCACATTAGGCACAACTGCAATGAATTGGTATAATCTTTCATTCTCATCAAGTTACACCGCAGGCACAGGCCTTACTTTAACAGGCACACAATTTTCTATTACAAACACAGGCGTTACAGCTGCTTCAGTAGGTTCTGCAAGTAAAACTTTAACGGCCACAGTTAATGCACAAGGTCAATTAACAGCTTTAGCCGATACAAACATAGCTATTGCAGGATCACAGATTACATCAGGCACTATTGGTTCAGCATACCTCACAGGCTCTTATACAGGCATTACAGGCGTAGGAACGCTAACAGCTGGCACTTGGACTGCTTCAACTATTGGCGTGGCTTACGGTGGCACAGGTGCAACCACATTGACAGGTTATGTTAAAGGTAGCGGAACAGCTGCTTTAACTGCATCGGCTTCAATTCCTACAACAGATTTAAGCGGAACAGTTACAAACGCTCAATTAGCTAATAGTTCTATTACAATTAACGGAAATTCTGTTAGTTTAGGCGGATCAACTACAGTTACTGCAACTGCATCTAATGCGCTTACTATTGGATCAGGTTTAAGTGGCACAAGCTATAACGGATCAGCTGCGGTTACGATTGCAATTGATTCAACAGTAGCTACATTGTCAGGCACACAAACATTAACTAATAAATCAATTAGCGGTGCAACTAATACATTAACTGCAATCCCTAACAGTGCATTAACTAACTCATCTATTACTTTTGGCGCAACATCGGTAAGTTTAGGCGCAACAGTTTCAGCTTTTAACGCTGTATCTATCGGTGCAACAACAGCTTCAACAGGTGCGTTTACTTATTTATCAACTAGTAGCACTACAAGCACAACACCTGTATTAGGTTTTAATGCTTCTAATACATCGTTTGCTTCAGGTGCAACTATTTCAGGTAGTTATTTGCAAGCTGTATTACAAAACAAATCAGGAACTGCTGGAGCATCTACTAATTTTGCGGTATCTAATGATTTAGCCACAGACTCAACCTATTATGGTGAGTTTGGTATGAATTCATCTGTATTTACTGCTTCAGGCACTTTTGCAGACTTCTTTTCTATTAATAATGGTATTTACTTTTCAGGTCACGATGGCGATTTAAGCGTTGGATCAGGAAATGGATATAAATTATATTTAACATGGGGAACGCTAGGACAGTCAGCTCACGTTATTAATTCATCAGGCGCTATTGGACTATCAACTAATTTAGGCACAACCGCTGCAACCACAGGAACAACAGGATTTGGCACAAGTGGCCAAGTATTAACTTCTGCTGGCTCTGCTGCCGCACCTACATGGACTACAATCACTTCAGGTGTAAGTATTACTGACGATACAACAACGGCTGCGGTTCGCTACCCACTATTTACTACAGTAACTACAGGTAACATAACAACTGAATATGTAAGCTCTACTAAATTACAATATAACCCAAGCACAGGCGTATTAACTTCAACAGGTTTTGCTGGATCTTTAAATGGCTCTGTAGGTGCTACAACGCCAAGCACAGGTGCATTTACAACATTATCTGCAAACAGCACAACAACAATTAGTGGTGCTTCAACATTTAGTGCAACAGCTACATTTAATGGTTCTACAAGCACATTAGCAGCCGTATTTGCAAACGCAGCAGAAACAACAACTATATCTGCAACCGCTGCAACAGGAACTATTAACTACGATGTAACCACTCAATCAGTTATTTACTACACATCTAATGCGTCAGCTAATTGGACTGTAAATTTTAGAGCTTCAAGTGGCACATCATTAAATACAGCTATGTCAACAGGCCAATCAGTTACAGTCGTATTCCTAGTAACTCAAGGCACAACAGCTTACTATAACAACGCAATCACAATTGACGGCACATCTGTCACACCTAAATATCAAGGTGGCACAGCACCAACATCAGGTAACGTTTCAAGTATAGACGCTTATTCATATACTATTGTTAAAACAGGTTCAGCCGCATTTACAGTATTTGCAGCACAAACACAATTTAAGTAGGAATTAGTTAATGTCATTATTGTCAAGACTAGCCGTTCAAGCAGCAAGAGCTTATGGTATTTTATCGTCTAATCCTAACAATGTAGCTGCATCCTATCTTTCTGTAGCAGGAGGTGGTGGTGGCGGTGGCACAGGTGGTGGAGGTGGTGGAGCAGGTGGTTATTTAACTTCTACTTTTACATTATCAACTCTTAATACTTATACAATAACCGTTGGTGCAGGAGGAAATGGAGGCGCATACAATGGTAGTGGTGAAACTAGTGGAACAAATTCAGTAATTTCAGGCACAGGTTTATCTACTGTCACTTCTACAGGAGGTGGTTCAGGAAGTAATGGTAGTGGTTCTGCTCCTGCTTCAGGAGGTTCGGGCGGTGGTGGTGGTATGTCAGGGCCATATACAAGCGGAGCTTCAGGAACTTCAGGTCAAGGTAGTGCTGGCGGTAACGGTTTTCAAACTACATCAGCAAGTAATGGTGCAGGCGGTGGCGGTGGAGGAGCTTCTGCTGTTGGTGCAAATACTAATGCTGGAGGCACACAAGGTGGTAACGGTGGTGCAGGATCTGCTTCATCAATTAGTGGATCATCAGTAACTTATGCAGGTGGTGGTGGTGGTGGTTTAAGACCAAGTGGCACAGCTTCTTCAGGAGGATCAGGTGGCGGTGCAGGCGGAGGAACAGGAGCTGTTAATACTTCAAATGCAACAGCAAACACAGGTGGAGGCGGTGGTGGAGGAGGAGTTACCGCAGGCGGTGCAAATGGTAATGGTTCTGCTGGTGGTTCAGGCATAGTCATCATATCTTACACATCTGCTACACCTAAATTCATAGGTGGCACAATTACTACTTCAGGTGGTAACCAAATTCATACATTCACATCTACAGGAACATTAACTCCTGCTACAGCAGTTACAGCATCAGTTTTAATTGCAGGTGGTGGTGGCGGTGGTGGTGGAAATACTAATGCTGCTACAACTGGTAGGTCAACTGGCGGAGGTGGAGCTGGTGGGTTAGTTATAGGTTCTACTACACTTTATTATCCTGCTACATATACAGTAACTGTTGGTGCAGGTGGTAATGGTGGTGGAGCTGGTTCACAAGCCGTTGGAAGCACAGGTTCTAATTCAGTTTTATCAGGCACAGGTTTAACTACTGTTACTGCAAATGGCGGTGGTGGTGGCGGTGTGTATCCCACTGATGCAACAAATGGTGGTTCAGGCGGAGGCGGCGGTAATTATTTTTCTAACGCAGGCACATCAAATCAAAGTTCTTATACTGGTTTTACTTCTTATGGAAATAGTGGAGGAACTGGAGCAGATACCTCTCCTAATTATGGTTCAGGCGGCGGTGGCGGTGCAGGAGCTGTAGGTGGTAATGGTTCAGGAAGTGCTGGAGGTAATGGTGGTGCAGGAACTGCCTCTTCTATTTCAGGCTCTAGTGTAACCTATGCAGGTGGAGGCGGTGGTGCTGCTTATGGAAGTGGAGCAACTAATCAAGGAACTGGCGGAACTGGCGGTGGTGGTGATGCAAGAGGTAATGCAACAGGGATTGCTGGAACAGCTAATTTAGGTGGCGGTGGTGGTGGTTGTGGCCATTTAAATGTATCAACAAATGGTTCTTATGCTGGTGGTGCAGGTGGTAGCGGAACAGTTATCATCTCATACGCTGGCTCACAAGTATTTACAGGCGGAACTGTAACATCATCAGGCGGAAACACAATACATACATTTACTGCAAGTGGAAGTTTAACTCCTGTTTATTCTGCAACATATTTAGTTGTTGCAGGAGGTGGTGGTGGAGGTAATACAGGCTATGGTGGCGGTGGTGGTGCTGGTGGGTTATTAACTTCATCTGCATTTTTAAGTATTGGAACTTCTTATACTGTAACAATTGGCTCAGGTGGAGCATCTAATACACAAGGTGTAAATTCTGTTTTATCAGGCACAGGAATAACTACTGTTACTTCAACAGGTGGCGGTGCAGGAGGTAATATTGGTGCTGTTGGTGGAACAGGTGGCTCTGGTGGCGGTGGCGGAGGAAGCACAATAACTACTCAAAGTGGTGGTGCTGGAACATCAGGTCAAGGTTTTGCAGGTGGTAGTGGATTTGGTGGGCCTGGCACTGCTGTTGGTGGTGGCGGTGGTGGAGCTAGTGCAGTTGGACAAACAGCACCTTCAACAACTCAAGGTGGAGCAGGTGGTGCAGGCTCTGCATCTTCAATTACAGGGACTTCAGTTACTTATGCTGGTGGCGGTGGTGGTGGCCATAGTGGAGTAAATAATGGTGCTGGTGGTGCAGGCGGTGGCGGTGCAGGAGGCGCTCCTGCTGTAGCTGGAACTGCAAATACAGGTGGTGGTGGCGGTGGTGCTGGAGGCGGTGGTGCTGGCACAAATGGTGCAGCTGGCGGATCAGGTGTGATAATATTATCTGTTCCTACTGTTAGATACTCAGGGACTACAACAGGATCACCAACTGTAACAACATCAGGTGCAAACACTATATTAACTTATACAGCTTCAGGAACTTATACAGCTTAACAACAAAGGAAATAACATGGCACATTTTGCAAAATTAGAAAACAATATAGTAACCAATGTGATTGTGGTTGCTAACCAAGATATTTTAGATGAAAACGGTCAAGAATCAGAACAAAAAGGTATAGACTTTTGCTCTAACCTTTTAGGTGGAACTTGGAAACAAACATCTTACAACGGCAAGATTCGTAAAAATTATGCAGGTATTGGTTATGCTTATGACGAAAGTCGTGATGCTTTTATTCCTGCTAAACCATATAACTCATGGTTATTAGATGAATTAACTTGCCAATGGAAAGCACCTGTTGCTATGCCTACAGACGATAAAATGTATTCATGGGATGAAGATACTTTATCATGGAAAGAAATAGCCAATGTCTAATCAATATAAATGGAAACTTATTGAAGTAACCGCAGAAGAAGGTTTAGTAACTCATGCTTATTATCATGTAACTGCTACTAACGGTGAAAACACTGTAGAAACAGAAGGCAATTATTATTTTAAAGGTAAAGAAATTAAAATTCCTTATGAAGAAGTCAGAGAGCAAACAATTATAGATTGGATTGATAAGGAAACAACCGTAGATGAGGTTTCTAGTATAAAATCTCGTTTAGATGAGCAATTATTAGAGCTTAAAAAAACCAAAACAGTTGGCTTTCCTTGGCTCGCTAACGTATTCACACCTAATATCTAGGATTTATTATGCCAAAGCCAATAGACATTATATCAAGAGCTTTAAAAGACATCGGTGCATTAGCATCAGGTGAAACTCCAACACCTGAAGAAGCTCAAGACGCTTTTGATATGCTTAACGACCTTATTGACCAATGGTCAAATGAGGACATGATTGTCTTTAACACAACTGAAATTATATGGCCTGTTATTGCAGGACAAACTCAATACACTATTGGCCCTTATCACGCATCACCTAATTTTATTGGCGCACAATTTACAGGATCAATTACAGGTAACATTTTAACAGTTACAGGTATTACGTCAGGCGCAGTTGCTCAAGGTCAAACGTTAAGTGGCACAGGCATTACTGACGGCACTAAAATTTTAGATGAATTAACAGGTGCAGGTGGTAATGTAAATTATGCAGGCACATATATACTTAATACTACTTATGCAAGCCCTGTAGCATCTACCCTTATTCAAGCTTACTATCAAAAGCCTCTTGGCATTGATTCTGCTTATGTTCGTATTAACACAACTTCTAACGGTCAACCTATTGTAAATGGTGGTTTAGATTATCCAATAGCTATTTTAGCTTTAGATGATTACAACATGATTGGATTAAAAACTTTAAATGGCCCATGGCCAAAAGCTTTATATTTCAATCCCAATTCTGATTCAGGTAATGTTTTTGTATGGCCTAATCCTGCACAGGGTGAAATCCACATGTTTGCTCAAACACTGTTTAGAAACTACGCTTCACTTAATGACGATATAAACCTTCCACAAGGCTATTCTATGGCGCTACGTTGGTGTTTAGCCGAAAGATTGATGCCTATGTATGGCAAAGCCTCACAAACGCAAATAGCGATGATTGTGGCGTTTGCTGCACAAGGTAAAGCTACCTTAAAACGCACTAACATGAAACCTATGCAATCTGCAAGGTTTAACGATGCTTTACTATCTAGCCGTCAAAAAGACGCTGGTTGGATATTAACAGGCGGATTCTTTAGATAATGGCAGATTTTGGCTTTGTAGGCCCTAGTTATGAAGCACCTTCCATTTATCAAGATGGCCAAGAGTGCATTAACTTTCGCCCTGAAATTGACCCATTAAAACCTGAAGGTTCAAGAGGTGTTGTAGCTTTATATCCAACGCCTGGTCTTACATCATCAGTTGTATTTCAAAACAAACAAGAAGTTCGTGGTATGCGAACCGTATCAGGTGGATCATACATGGTGGCAGTTGTTGGCCCTTATGTATATGTTTTAACTTCTACTTTAACACCTACATTAATAGGTCAATTAAATACTGCAACAGGCCGAGTAGGTATTACTGATAATGGATTAAATGTTTATATTGTTGACGGATCATATCGTTATACATGGCGCATTTCTACACCTTCCGCTGCTTTATTTACAGGTTCTATTTCAGGAACAACTTTAACTGTAACCGCAGTCACGTCAGGCACAATAGCTATTAGCCAGGCTTTATTTGGTTTAGGCGTTACTAGTGCAACTGTAATCACAGCTTTAGGCACAGGCACAGGTGGCGTTGGAACATACACCATTAATCAAAGCCAAACAGTAGCTTCTACATTAATGAATTCTGCTGCTGTGGCTTCAGTATTAACCGCTTCAATGTCAGGCACTACAATGACTGTAACAGCTAGTTCAGGCACATTGTATCCAGGTCAAACTATTCAAGGTTCTACTGTTTCAGCTAACACAATTATTACTGCTTTAGGTAATTCATCTGTGTTAAGTCAAACTATTGCAGCAGGTGGATCAGGATATGCAGTCAACGATACTGTAACCGTATTAGGTGGCGTTTACGGAACAACGCCTGCAACCTATACCGTTTCATCTGTATCAGCTGGCGTGGTTACAGGATTAACTTTAACTAACGCTGGCTCTTATACTTCCCAGCCTACTAACGATGTATCTACTTCATCAAGTGGCGCTGGAACAGGATTAAAACTTACATTAACGTTTGGCACAGGTTCAGGCTCAACAGGAACATATCCTATAAGCGCATCTCAAACTGTAACGTCAAGAACAATGTATGCGTTAAACTTTACTACTTTACCTTCTACTGATGGTGCGTTTTCAGGTGGCAATACTGTTGACATTGTAGATAATTATTTTGTTTACAACAGACCTAACTCACAACAATGGGCTGCTTCTAATCCATTAAGCCCAATTACACCTGCTTTAAGTTTTTCATCTAAAGATGGCGCACCTGATAATCTTGTATCTTTAATTGTAGATCATCGTGAAGTATATTGTCTTGGTGAAACTTCATCTGAAGTATGGGTTGACGTTGGATCATTTCCTTTTCCTTTTCAAAGAATACCAGGCACATCAACTCAACATGGTATTGCAGCTAAATTTTCTGTAGCACGATTAGGTAATTCTTTTGCTTATGTATCTAGAAATAATCGTGGTCAAGCTCAAATTATGATGATGAATGGTTATGTGCCAACTCGCATATCTACTCACGCTGTAGAACAAACATTATTAAATCAATATATTGATGACGCTATTTCATGGACTTATCAACAAGAAGGCCACGAATGTTATGTTGTTTCATTTCCTACATTAGATTTAACATGGGTATATGACGTATCTACAGGTATGTGGCATAAATGGTTATCTATTGATACCACTAATACTTATCATAGACATCGTGGCAATTGTTGCGCTGTATTTAATGGTAAAGTTTATGTGGGCGATTTTGATAACGGCATTATTTATTTGCTTGATCCTAATAACTATACTGACAATGGTAATGAAATTCGTAGATTACGCAGAGCGCCTCATATTGTGACTGATTTACAACGTGAATACTTGGAAGAGTTACAAATTCAGTTTCAACCAGGCGTAGGTAATCAATCCGATCCAGGTCAAAGCCCACAAGCTATGCTTCGCTGGTCTAATGACGGTGGTTCTACATGGTCAAACGAACATTGGACTTCTATTGGTGCAGTCGGTTTATATAAAAATCGTGCTATTTGGCGCAGATTAGGTTGGTCTAGAGATAGAGTTTTTGAGGTTGTAGTTACAGACCCTGTAAATGCAGTTATAATATCGTCTAATCTTAAAGCTTCAGAGGGTGAAAACTAATGGCTACAGGAAATGGTATTTATGGATCAAGTCAGACCAATCCATACCCACAGACTGAATTTTTAGATGCTGCATCAAAAAGACCAACTCGTGCTTGGCAACAATTCTTTTTAAACTTGCTTAATTTTAGTAGTTCAACCACAGCAACTACAGGAACAGCAACGCTACCTGCTAAACCAGCAGGATTTATTAATATGACAGTAAATGGCCAACAAGTTAAAGTGCCATACTATAATGTCTAGTAAAGCTGTAAATGCTATATATTTGTCTATAAAAAATAAGTTAAATATTACTGAAGAACAGTATGCAGAAATAATGAAAGATTGGGAGTTTGTTGAATTAACCCAAAACAATGAAGTAGTAGGCGCTGTAATTATAAAAGGTAATGAGCTTCATGTAGGCTATAGCAAAAAACCTACGTTTTCAATAAGAAAACATATTAAAGAAACGCTTAAAAAATTAATAGATATAAATGGTTGTGCAGTTACAACTGTAATGAAAAGCAATAAAAATGGTTTAAAGTTCTGTAAACGTCTTGGTTTTGAAATAGAAAAAGAAGATCAAGATAAATTTTATTTAAAATGCGATAGGTGCAACTATGTTTAATCCAAGATTTATAGGTATTCTCAAACATCCAGGCTATAACGATCCGTTTTCAGCTGCAATTGCCGTAGGAGGCTCTTTAATTGGAAGTGCTATAAGCGGAAATGCAGCCGAAGATGCAGCACAGATGCAATCAGACGCAGCCGATAGACAAATGGCTGAACAAAGACGAATATTTGAAATACAAAACAAACAACAAGCTCCATTTAGAGGTGCAGGCTATAGTTCTTTAAATACAATTGGATCAATGCTTCCTGGTGAATACACTAAATATGACGCAGAAGGCAAGCCAATTGGAACAGGCACAGGATCAGGTTATCTTACTAGAGAATTTAGCAATTTAGATTTAAATAATTATTTATCACCTAATTATAATTTTCAACGAGAGCAAGGCGAAGGCGCAACTAGAAATTTATTTAACGCTACAGGCGGTTTAGTTGGTGGAAATGCTCAAAAAGGTTTAATAGACTACAATCAACTTTTTGCAGGCAATGCGTATCAAAACGCATTTAATAATTTTCAAAATCAACGTGGCAACATTTACAATACATTAGCTGGTATTTCAGGTATTGGTCAAACAGCAACAAATCAAACAGGAGCTAACGCTTCTAATTATGGAACTAATGTTGCTAATTTAGATGTTGGTGGATCAAATGCTAGAGCAGCAGGAACTGTAGGCGCAGCAAATGCTTATTCAGGCGGATTACAAAATGCAGGTAATATGTATGCTTTAAGCGGTCTTTTAAATCAAAGAGGAACTGTTCCAGGCTATTCAGGTGGTTATTCATCAGGTGGCGGTTTTGGTGCATTTTTAGGATAAGGATAAGTTATGGCAATTAATCAATTTGACACTTCTATAGCCATGGGAGTTAAACCTCCAACACCTATATCATTACCTGATATGCTTAATATTGCTCGTGGCGCACAAGCATACCAACAACAACAAAAACTTAATCCTGTTGAATTAGAAACAGCAGAATCAGAAAAAGAAAGAAGTTTATTAGGCCAAAGATTAGCTAGAGAAACATTAGCGCCAAAAATTAAACAACAAGAATATGTAACTGAAGGAGCTGGTGTTGAATTAAATTCTAAAAAATTAGAAAACACTAAAAAACATTTTGAAAATGTAATTCAAAACATTTCAACTTTAATTACAAAGCCTGGTTTAACTCGTGATGACATTATTCAAAGAGCTACAGAAATAAATAACAATGCAGGTGGTAACGAACAATCATTAAAGCAAACTTTAGCAGGGCTTCCTGAAACAGATAATGTTAATGATTTAAGAGCTTTTCTTGCTCAAGGATTAACTAAATCTATTGGTGGTTTAAGTCAATTAGACAAATTAGCTCCAGGTGGCGTTTACCCTTCACAATTGCCTCAACTTGAAACATTGCCTGTAACTTCAAATACTCCAAAAGGAACTAATGAAAATGTGCCTGTTACTTCAAACACCTTAAAAGGTAACATGGAAAATATGAACAAACCTGCACACAGTCAGCCTGCACAATTATCTTATCCTGTAAGAACACCAACTACAATAACGCCTTATGCGCCTACTGAAAAAGCAGATCAAGATTCAGGTTTTAAAAATAGAAATGTTTTAATTGATAGACAATCTAATTTAACTACTGACCGAAGAAATCTTTTAGAAGCAAAACAAGTTACTAAAGATTTAGCAAAAGAAGAATGGAATAAAGGCGCAGGATTTTGGGGAATGGCAGGTAGAAATTTATCAACATTTTTAGGAACAGAACAAGGCGTAAAATATAAACAATTATCTAAAGATTTAGCTAATGTTCAAATATCTAATATTCAAGCTAAAGGTGGTTCTTTAGATACAGTTGCAGGTCAACAATTAACTAAAATGGCTAATGGCGATGAAACATATCCTCCAAGCGTTTTACTTAATATTATAAATAGAGCGCAAGCAGACATGACAGAAATTGATAAAAAAGCCACTGCCGCTCAAAAGTTTAGTTCTAAATTTGGCGATAATAATTTTAAATCATTTCAACAAATGTGGTCTAAAAATGCTGATTCAAGAATATTTGAACTTAATAATATTTACAATGATCCTGAATTAAACACAAAAGAAAAAGAAGCTGCAAAAAATAGATTATTTCCTAAAGATAAAAAAGAACAAAAAATATTTATTGAAAAATGGAATAACATTAAAAAACTTGAAGAAACAGGTTCATTATAAATGGATGATTTTGTTCAATTCTTAACAGGTGGCAGTCAAAAGTCACCTACTCTTACAAACGTAGGAAACATAAGACCTGTTGGAAGTTCTACAGGATTTCAACAATATGCTACGACTGAAGAGGGCATTAAAGCTGTTGATGATAATTTAAAGGCTTATGGCTCAAAACATAAAATTAATACTTTAAGAGGTGTTATATCTAGATGGGCGCCTTCGTCTGAAAATGACACAGATTCTTATATCAACTTTGTATCTCAAAAAACAGGGCTTAAACCTGATGAAGAAATTGATCTTTCTAATCCTGCTATTCGTCACATTATTAGTGGCCCTATTATTTTACAAGAGCAAGGCCTTACAAAATTAAAAGGCACTCCTCAATCAACAACTCAACAATCACAAGAACAACCTACAGATGATTTTGTTAGTTTCTTAACACAAAAACCTGAAGTTGCTGTTGAAACAAACCAACAACCAAAAAAATCACTTGCACCTTCTAGAGAAGATGTAATTAAAGCCGTAGCTCCACAACAACAAAAAACCACAGTTGGCGCTTCAACAACTGCATTAGCAGACATAATACCAAACATAGGTGGAACAGTTGCTGATATTGGTGCTTACACAGCTGCAAGATATGGTTTAAAAAAATCACCTCAAGAAGCAAGACAAATTGCAGATGTTTATTCTGAAGGATTTAAAAGTCCTTTTGCAAAAGCTACAGGACTTGCTGGCACAGAAGAATATGCAAATGCACCTGCAAATAAATTAATGGATTTTATTGGTAGAAATATTGAAAAAGGCGCAAGTTGGATTTCTAAAAATACAGGCATGGCACAAGAAGATGTGCAAAATATTATTAATGCAGGATCGTTTGTTGCTCCTGAAGTTGCTGGTAGAGTATATAGTAAAGTCAAAGGAAAGCCTGTTGGCGGTATTGACGAAACAATGTTAGGTCAATTTGCTAAACGTAAAGAAGCAGAAATCGGTGTAGAGCCTCCTAAACAATTTAAATCTCAAATATCTGAAGATGTATTGCATGACGTTAGACTTAAAAAAGCTTCAGAATTACCTGTGCCTGTAGAATTAACCTCAGGTCAAGCAGCTCAAGATCCTATTCTTATATCTCGTGAACGCAATGAACGTGGTTTTAAAGAAGCTCATGCTCAACGATTTAATGAACAAAATAAAGCGCTTCAAGATAATGCTAACATTATTAAACAAAACGTAGCTCCGAATATAACCACTACTGACTATGTAGCAGATGCTTCAAATCTTATTGATTCAGTTAAATCCATTAAAGAAGCTAACGCACTTAAAACTAAAGAAGCATATAAAGCGTTAGAAGAAGCATCAGGCGGTAAATTTCCTATTGATGGTAAAAAGTTTGCTAACAATGCTATTGAAAAACTTACAAGCGAAGATAGATTAGATTATTTACCTTCTACTATTAAAACAAAATTAGATTCTTATGCCGCAGGAACTAAAGAAATGAATTTTAATTTATTTGAAAATTTACGTTCTGATTTAGCGGCTGAAATGCGTAAAGCGGATAGAGCTGGTGACGGCAATATGAAGCATGTTTTAAGCGTGGTAAGAGATCAATTAGAAAACTTACCTATGCAAGAAGGTGACGCTGCATTAAAAAGATTAGCTGACAACGCTAGAAAAACTGCTAAAGCAGATTTTGATCTTGAAAAATCAAACCCTCTTTATAGTAAAGTATTAAATGAAGCGGCTGATAGCAAAGACTTTATACAAAACTTTGTTATTAGATCAAAAAATGCTGACTTTATTAAATCAATAGATTTGTTAAAAAATGATCCTACTGCATTAGAACATTTGCGTTCAGGCACAATGGACTATATTATTAGAGAATCTACGGATGCAAGCGGTAACTTTAGTAATGCTAAATTTAATAAAGCTATTGAAAATCTTAATGTAAATAAAAAATTAGACGCATTGTTTGGTGAACATTCTAAACAATTACAAGATTTAGCAGAAGTTTCTAAAATTGTAGAAGCAAGACCAAAAGGTTCTTTTGTAAACGAATCTAATACTGCTACAGCTATGGGTTCAATGGTTAAACAATATGGTGGCGAATTAATTAAAGGAATACCAATAGTTGGTCGTGTTGTTGAACCTGCATCAAGGCTTTTGCAAGAAAGAAAAATAAATAAAGAAGTTAAAAAATCTTTAAATCCTAAACCAAAAACAAAACTATCAGACATAGGAAAATAAAATGGCAGTCAATCTATCACCCATAGGCAACGGAGTAAGTTTTTTAGGCACGACAGGGTTACCATTAAGTGGTGGCAAGATATATACCTATCAAGCTGGATCATCTACACCGTTAGCAACTTATACAACCAATAGCGGAATTATAGCTAATGCTAATCCAATAGTATTAGGAACTGACGGTAGAACGCCAAGTGAAATTTGGTTGACTTACGGTTACAACTACAAATTTGTATTACAAGATTCAGTGGGTTCAACAATTGCTACATACGATAATTTATACGGCATATTAGGAACTATTCCTGCGGCTTCATCTACATTACCTACAGGCATGATTCTTTTATGGTCAGGAT